GTATTGTTGGTAGATCACTAACACAAGAAGGCGATATGAATCCTGGTAAAGTTCCTATACAAGAACTTCAATCAGGTAGTGGTAATGCTAAAATATCTAGTTTAATACAGACTTATCAATATTATTTACAAATGATAAGAGATGTAACGGGGTTAAACGAGGCTAGAGACGGTAGTTTACCAGACCGTAACACTCTTGTAGGATTACAGAAACTAGCTGCTAACGCGTCTAATGTTGCTACTAGACATATTGTACAGTCTAGCTTGTATTTAACTCTTAAACTAGCAGAAAATATAAGCTTAAAAGTTGCTGATGCTTTAGAGTTTCCATTAACAAGAGCTTCATTACAAAATTCTATATCAACTTATAATATTAAAACATTATCTGAAGTTGTTAATCTTAACATACATGACTTTGGTATATTCTTAGAATTAGAGCCAGATGAAGAAGAAAAACAACAATTAGAAGCAAATATTCAAGTTGCTTTACAAGCTGGGAATATAGATGTTGAAGATGCTATTGATTTAAGAGGTATTAAAAACTTAAAATTAGCTAATCAAATGCTTAAAGTTAAACGCAAGCAAAAAGCTAAACAAGATCAAGCTAATCAACAAGCTAACATACAAGCGCAAGCTCAAGCTCAAGCAGATGCCGCAGAGAAAACAGCTATGTCTGAAGTACAAAAACAACAAGCAATATCAGGCGCTAATGTTGAATATGAAAAAGCAAAAAGTGAGTTTGAAAAAGATCGTATGCAGTTGCAAGCTCAACTAGATCAACAAAAAATGATGATGCAGCACAAAAACGATATGGAGTTGAAAAAAGTAGAAGTAGAAGGTTTGAGTAATAAAGAAAAACTTATTGAAGATCGTAAAGATAAGAGAAGTAAAATGGAAGCAACTCAACAAAGTGAAATGATTAGTCAAAGAAAAAACGACTCACTCCCAATAAATTTTGAAGATAAAAATGTAGAGATGGATACAACTGATATGTTACCATCACTTTAATTATTAATTATTTAATTATATTATATTATGTCAGAAACAAAAACAAATGAACCTGTTAAACAGGAAGGTGAATTTACTTTAAAAGGTAAATCAAAACCAAAAAAACCAAAACAATTAGGTAATAAAGAACAAGAAATACAAAAGGTAAACATGAAAGAACCTTTAGTAGAAGTTGAGCCTAATGTTAAAAAAGTTGAAATTAAAAAAGAAGACGATGCCATTCAAATCGGAGAAACAGAGGAACTATCTGTGGAAAAACCATCCGGAGATAGCTCAAAGGTGGGAGAACCTGTACAAGAGTCCAAAGAGACTACTGAAGGGTTTTCTCCGATCCAAGAAGTAACAGAAGAAGAAGTTAAGCAGGTTGAAGCTGAAGTAAAAGAAGCTAAAAGAGACGAGCAGGTATTAGGCAGAAAATTACCTGAAAACGTTGAAAAACTTGTAAGCTTTATGGAAGAAACTGGAGGCACTGTAGAAGACTATGTAAGGTTAAATGCAGACTACAGTAATGTTAATGAAAAAGCATTGTTAAAAGAATATTATAAAAAAAATAAACCTCATTTAGATTCAGACGATATTGATCTTATTTTAGAAGATTATGAGTGGGACGAAGATTTACATGAGGAAAAAGAAATACGAAAAAGAAAACTAGCATTTAAAGAAGAAGTTGCTAATGCTAAAAAATATTTAGAAGAGTTAAAAACCAAGTATTACGAAGAAATAAAGTTAAGACCTGGTGTTAACCAAGAGCAACAAAAGGCAATGGAGTTTTTTAATCGTTACAATAAACAGCAAGAACAAGCTGAGCAATTACATGATGCGTTTAAACAAAAAACTCAAAAACTATTCAGCGAAGATTTCAAAGGTTTTGATTTTGAAGTTGGAGGTAAGAGGTATAAGTATAACGTGCAAAATCGTGAACAAATTGCAGAGAACCAATCAAACATTAACAACTTAATAGGGAAGTTCCTAGATTCAGATGGAAATGTAGTAGACCCGGCTGGTTATCATAAAGCAATGTATGCTGCTTCAAACGTAGATAAAATCGCTACACATTTTTACGAGCAAGGTAAAGCCGATGCGGTAAAAGAAGTGGTAAATAAATCTAAAAATCTTTCTGATGTGAAAGCAAGAGAAGGTAATACAGGTGAAGTTTTCGTTGGTGGAATGAAAGTGAAATCAATTAGTGGTGCAGATTCTACAAAACTTAGAATTAAAACTAGAAAATTTAACTAATTTAAACAATTATTATGGGAACATTAAGTCCACAGTTTGGATCGATTTTGCCATCACAAACCCAAGAGGTATTAAACAGTAACTATTTACAGTTTAACACGGGTGGTGCAAATGACTTTATCCAACAGTATTTGCCAGAGGTCTACGAACAAGAAGTAGAGCGTTATGGAAACAGAACGTTATCTGGATTTTTAAGAATGGTCGGTGCAGAAATGCCAATGACCTCAGATCAAGTAATCTGGTCTGAACAAAATAGATTACACATTGCTTATGACGGAATGACTCAAGCTGCCGGAGTAGGAACAACTACTGTTCTAACTTTAGGTGCTGCTGCAGGTCAAGAAATGGTTATGAGCGTTAACGATACAATCGTAGTTTTAGATCCAGCTACTGGATTAGAGGCTAAATGTATTGTAATAGATGTAAATACAGGTGCCGGCGCTGGTCCTGGTGTAGGTAACGTTATTATTGAGTGTTTTGACCCAGTAGCTACATTATCTGCTCAAGGATTTTCAGTTGCAGGTCTTAAAGCTTTTGTTTATGGTTCTGCTTACACAAAAGGAACTGTTATTCAAGATGGAACTACTCTTGGTAACTCAGCTTCTAGAAACAGTGTAGAGCCTAGCTTTACTCAATATGCTAACTCACCAGTTATTATTAGAGATCAGTACGTAGTATCTGGTTCTGATATGGCTCAAATCGGTTGGGTTGAAGTTGCGACTGAAGATGGAGCTTCTGGATACTTATGGTATTTAAAAGCTGAGTCTGAAACAAGACTAAGATTCGAAGATTATTTAGAAATGGTATGTGTTGAAGGTGAACTTAACGCAGGTATTGGTGGTGTTAATACACCGGCTCAATTACCAGGTACACAAGGTTTATTTGCTGCCATTGAGGATAGAGGTAACGTAGAAGTAGGATTTACTGCAGGTTCTGGTATTGGAGATTTTGATGAAATACTTCAAAACTTAGATACTCAAGGAGCTATTGAAGAAAACATGCTTTTCTTACAAAGAGCAACTGCATTAGATTTTGATGACATGTTAGGATCTATTTCTGCCGGTGGTGCAGGTGGTACTGCTTTTGGATTATTTGAAAATTCAGAAGAGATGGCACTTAACTTAGGATTTACAGGTTTTAGAAGAGGTTCTTATGACTTTTACAAAACTGATTGGAAATACTTAAATGACGCTTCTACAAGAGGTGGTATTAACGGTGTTAATTCAATTGAAGGTGTATTAGTACCTGCTGGAACTTCTACTGTTTATGACCAAATCTTAGGAACTAATATCAGAAGACCTTTCTTACATGTACGTTATAGAGCTTCTCAAGCTGACGACAGAAGAATGAAGTCTTGGATTACTGGTTCTGCTGGTGGTGCATTTACTTCAACTCTTGATGCAATGGAAGTAAACTTCCTTTCAGAAAGATGTTTAGTAACACAAGCTGCTAATAACTTTGTATTATTCAAAGGTATTT